ACTATCACTTACTATCATTGCGTAAATTAGGTACTTGACAAGGGTATCGGTTCTAATAGAGTGGGGGAAGGGAAAAAGGGATAGGGGCAGGCGACAGGCTCGAAAGCTCTTCAAGATTCAGATTCAATTCAATTCAATTCAGTTCAGTTCAATTCAGTTCATTAATAAATTAAGATAAAACAATATAACAGGAGATAAAAGAAAATGAAAAAATGGACTAAGTTTAGTAAAAATAAGAAAGTTAAATGTGGTGACTACATAGTGATCCTAAAAGATGGTCTTATGGTTGATGCGTCAACAACAGGCGACAATCGTTTTTATCATTACCTTTGCGCTGGCGCAGGAATGAGGATGTATATAACTAATCAAGTGGAATATTATTTTGAGGGGTACTTAACAAGTTCATGCCAATTAGTTGATGACGAAGGAAAGACTGAGCAAGATTATATGAACTGAAAATAATTGTAAGACAAGGCGATTCGCTACCGCTGAACAAGAGAGGCACAGGTTGAAAGGCTTGTGCTTTTTTGTGTATTTGTAATAATTAACAAAAGTGATTATATTAAANTATTCTAATGTTTAGAAAATTAATTTAAAATCATAGGGTGTTCTTATGAGTGNNAAAAAAATNGGTAGGCCATTAATCAAGACAAGTGNTTTTGTCGATGATTGGAAAGAGCTTATTTTAGAAGAGTCTAGCGAGGGCGCAAGCATCATTGANCTAGTTGTTTTATTAGGTATTTCAAGAGATACTTTTTATGCTTTNTGTGANAGAGATGAGGAGTTTTCCGACACCATAAAAAATTGTAAAGACTTATCTGAAGTATGGTGGACAAAGAAAGGAAGGAAGAACTTGGACAATAAAGAGTTTTCTTACACTGGTTGGTATATGAATATGAAGAACCGGTTTAATTGGGCGGATAAACAGGAAACTAAAGTTACGGCGACCGTTGAAAGCACAGTTACGACTTTTGCGCTGCCCGATAATGAGCGAGATTGATAATAAGCTTTAGGGTTTTATATTACTTATCTAGCTAGGGCATGCAACCCGAAAAGAATGCAACTCACATTCCTGCTAGAATTATAAATGAGTAAATCAATGGAGATTGATATGAAAGAAATGTGGAAAGAAGCGAAAGGTTTACAAGGATATGAAGCCTCTACGCTAGGAAGAATTCGCAGTATAAAAAGAACAGTGAAACATAAAAATGGTGCTGTTTGCGAATATAAAGGGAGAATATTAAAGCAATCAAAGACACGTAATGGATATTTAAGGATTTACCCGTCTATCAAAGGTGTCAGAAAAATATCATCGGTTCATAGAATTGTACTTTCTACATTTATAGATAATCCAGAAAATAAACCACAAGTAAATCATATTGACGGTGATAAAAGTAATAATAATCTAATCAATTTAGAGTGGTCAACACAATCAGAGAACCAAAAACACGCATTTTCTACAGGCTTAAATAGTAATCGCGGTAACAGATCAGCGACGGCTACAATAAACGACGATATAGCAAAAGTTATAAAAACAGGTTTAAAGATAGATAGACCATGTAATGTAGCTAGATTTTTAGATATAAGCTATCATATAATCAAAGATATAAACAGGAACAAAACATGGACTCACGTAAAAGTCTAAGGAGATTCGCACCTCATGGGTAAGCTTATTATTAGACCGCAGGAAGGAGCTCAGACAAGCTTTCTTTCTTCTGGTGCTGATATTGCTATCTATGGCGGTGCGGCTTAGTTGGCGGTGGAAAATCATTCGCTCTTTTATTAGAGGGAATGAGGCATTTTGAGAAACAGGGTTTTGTTGGTGTTATCTTTAGGCGAGATTCAACGCAATTAAGAGATGGCGGATTATGGTCTGAGTCACAGGAGCTCTATTCAAACTTTCCCCAAGTTAAAATGCAAGACGTCTCAATGACTTGGAATAGTCGCGAAGGCGGGATGTTAAAATTTTCTCACATGCAATATGAAAAAGATAAAATCTCTCACCAAGGGAAACAATACGGCCTTATAGGATTTGACGAATTAACACACTTTAGCGAATCGCAATTTTTTTATTTATTGTCACGTAATCGCTCAACAAAAATCAAGCCTTATGTAAGGGCGACTTGTAACCCCGACGCTGATTCATGGGTTGCTGAATTTATTGATTGGTGGATTGGTGCGGATGGTTTCGCTATCCCAGAGAGAAGCGGGAAGCTAAGATATTTCTATAAATCTGATGGTGTTATCCACTGGGCAAGTAATCCGAGTGAATTAATTGAGCAATTCAAAGATGAGATAAATTCTCTTTATGAACGGTCAGATTGGGATTATGATTTTAATGACTTCGCTAAAAATATGATTAAGTCAGTAACGTTTATAAGTTCCTCGATATTTGACAATAAGATCCTATTGAAATCAAACCCAGATTATTTAGCGTCGCTGCAATCTCAAGACAGAGTGAACAGAGAGCGCCTTTTAAATGGGAATTGGAAAGTAAGACAAAGTGCGGGAATGTACTTTAAAGAGAATTATTTTAAGTTTGTAAGCGCATTACCAAACAATATTGTTGAGTATGTTAGGTCATGGGATTTGGCTAGTTCAGAGCCAACACCAAGCAACCCAAGCCCAGATGCAACAGCGGGCGTATTAATGGCAAAAGATTCAGAAGGTTATTTTTATATCGTCGATTTAAGGCATATAAAAGGAACGCCGAAAGCGGTGAAGGAATTACTAAAAAACACCTCCGACAGAGACGCGGGTAGATTCCAAAATGTCACAATCACCGTTCCTCAAGATCCTGGGCAGGCGGGAAAGTCACAAGCTCAAGATTTAGTGAGAATGTTAGCGGGGCATAATGTGAAATCCGAGAGGCCGACAGGTGACAAAGTAACGCGTGCAAGTGCTTTTTCAGCTCAATGCGAGGCTGGAAATGTGTTTATACTTAATGCCGATTGGAATACAAAACTTATATCTGAATTAGAAGGATTTCCAGAAGGCAAGCACGACGATATTGTTGATGCTTGCGCGGATGCTTTCAATGAATTAGCCACGGATTTTACTTCTTATGGTGTCAATATTTAACGAAAAACACTTAAAAACGGCTTAAAACCTTGTAAAAAGTGATAAAAAAGGCTAGTTTTAATAAAAATGACGGAAATGACAAATATGATTAATCAGACGATTCAGAACAAATTAAACGACTCACATCCTAATTACTGCTTCATGGCCAATACTTATTGGAATTTAACTGATACGCTAATGGAGGGGAATCAAGCTATAAGAAGCCAAGGCAAACAATATTTGTTTCAATACTTAGGCGAATCAAATAAAGCTTATAACGTTCGTTTGATGAGATCTTATTTAGAACCAGCTTACAAAACAACTATTAAAAGACACGCGGGAAGACCTTTCTCGCACCCTGTAATTGTTGAGAATGAAGGCGATGCCCGTATTGAGTCGATACAAGATGACGCGAACCTTGAAGGCCAGAACTTAACGAGCTTTTCAAAAAATCTTTTTATGGACTCAGAAAATCACGGGCTCGGCTATATCCTTGTAGATATGACGCGCAATGATTCGGACGGCACTATACAGGGTGATATTGATAGCAACGTAAGACCTAAGTTTATTCATATTCCGGCTACTTGTTTATATAACTGGTATGATGAAGTGATCGACAATAAGCGCCAATTAACGGAAATTATCTATAAGGACGAGAACAGGCGCTATAGGTGGACGCGTGACACTTGGCAGGTTTACCAATTTGAGACAAAGGAAGAGGCGCGAGAGCGTTTTAACTGTATCGCTCAAGACGATAAAACGGCAAATTCTTTATATAAAGATCAAATCTGGTATTTAGTCGATGAGGGTGAAAACACTTTAGGCTATATTCCTTTAGTGGTTAATTATTTTAATCGCATTAATTGGATGCTTGCAGAGCCGTCTTTGATGGAATTAGCGCAGCAGAATTTAAAGCATTGGAATGAGCAAAGCGACCAAGATAGCAATTTACAATACGCTAGAGCTGGAGCAAACTTTGCCAAAGGATTCAGACCCGAAGAGCTAAAAGGGATCGAGTGGGGTAATAGAAAGCTTATAGCCTCCCAGAATCCAAACGCTGATTTTAATATTATTGAATACTCCGGCGCGTCTTCTGAGGCTGGTTTTAAATCACTTGATAGACTAGAGAACCAAATGCAGATGACGGGGCTTAAACCCGAAATGCAAAACACAGTAGATTCAACCGCAACGGGAATTGTAGTTAATGAGTCGTCGGCTAATAACGATATTAAAGTCTGGGCTTGCGTTATCGAGGATTCATTGAAGAAAGCTTATGATATAGCCTACGATTGGTTAGGTTCTACAATGCCAGAGGATTTTAAAGTTGAAGTTTATAAAGATTTCACTATTGCTAAGAGCGTCGGTGATATGGCGCTATTGAATCAAATG